GTTGTTACGCTCTACGCTGACTTATGTTATCATCGCCAACGTTTCACTAGCATGCTAGTGTGACGCTGTGTGTACGAACTGACCGTCAGACCGGAGTCTGAATTAGCTCCAGCAACAAGGATAGAAGATACCGCTTCTGTGTCGATCCAGTATCGATTTTCATCGATAATGAGCCAACCAGAGAACGGGTCCTCAAGACCTTGAGTACTGTGCGAACTTTGGGACCTTTGGGATACTTGTGTATCCCAACACTCCACCCGTAAACACGGATGGATTCGGTCGCGAAGCTGTACGCCTCGAACATATTCGGCAGAATGGATAGATACTCTTTCGCTGAAAAAGCGAAGAAGCATCTCCCATCCCGGCCGATGCCGAGAGGTACGAGGGGCCGAAACGTCCCAGACGTGGTACTCGCATTTTTGTAAATGCGGATTACTACGTCGGCGTCGTGGCCTGTTTGCGACGGGTACCTCACACAAGCTTGGGCATGCAAGATGCATGTCCTTACTCGGAATTCCTCCGTAAACACGGAACAATTCCCCTGCGATGTAATCGTAGGTGGTGAAGTACTTTCTTTTGTATAGTTCATTTGAATATTCTATGAACGAACAATAGACTTCAGGCGATGGGATAGATGACCAGACTGTTCGAAACCGAACAGGAGTGACGTTGACGCCTTGGAAGGCGTCGGTGCCACACGACTCTCTAAAGAGTCCACTGATACAGCTTTTGTCACGGTTTACTTTTAAACCACATGACTCTAGCTGTTCGATCGCGTCTGCGGCAAAGGCCGTGGGTACGATCACATCATCCCCGTACACTAGGATACTCCTTCGAGTATCCGCGTTAGGTGCTGCCGCAGTGAGTATAGCCCAGATAGATAGCGCCATGATAGGGAAGCAAAGACTGCTTCCCATTGGAGCGAACTTCTGGAGTTCTATATTCTCACCGGTAGGGAGCACCGTAGCAGAACTTCTACTGGCCATGAGGTATCGAGTGATATGCTCAGGGAACAGTAGATGAACCAGACCAACAGAGACGCGGTCCGAGGCCTCATTGAGGTCTAGAGTCGCGTACCGTCCCGAAGAGGACCCAAGTAGGGCACCTCTCTGGTTCGGCGATTGGTCTGTGAAAAAGACATTCCACTTTGTCAATGGATGTCTTTCAATTAATCTGACAATCACCCTTCTCAAACCCTGCTGAATCCACTGGAAATCCATGGGTTCAGCCGATATGATTCGGGGGCCACGAGAATCTTTCTGCACGAGTATTACTCGCGCTGGAAGATCCACCTCAGTCCAAGAACTAAAGTTCTTGTACTCATCACAGACGTGTCCATTTGACGCATAAAAATATGCGTCTCGCGGGTACAGCTCTGTGATCTTCCCTGAGACATTAGAAAACAGGAACTTCTCCCAAGGCTGTTGTTTTCCAGCAACAGCTCCTGGGCCGTTCCTCGGACTAATGTCTAGAGGGTCAAAACGCGCAAACAATCTCGCTAAGAGTATGCGTGCGCGGTGTAGCGTCGACTTACGTTTACCTCTTTTCATAGAGGGCGTAGGCCAATTGCTATTGCCTACAGTGTCACGGTAGAGAGCCGAAGCTCTCTCATTGACAGCCTGTAAACCTGCATCAGTTTCTTTAAACTTTTGCAAGGTAGACAGTTCTTGTTCTGCCGAATAAGGAAGCTTGTACTTGTAAAAAGTGTACAATACTTGCCTTATCGCCTTAACGCTGTTGATGCACGGATTGGGGAGGATTGTCCCGTTTGGCGCTAGTACCTTACTGAAGAACTCACCTAGAAATCTAGGAAGTTCGCTGTTAGACATAGTTTTCCAACCATGTTGTGCAGCCGTCAGTGGGTACCCGCATAGGGCCTTATCAAAGGCCTTAGCCAAACGAGGCATGGTTTTCGTGAGAAAACCAATACCCTCCCTGTCTGCCCTACGTCGGACCTTTTGACAGGTCTTTCGCAGATCAGACAAGTTGAGCTCAACTCCGTACTGTTTCCAGACGTCGTGTAGTAACGTTTCGATGATTTTAACTTCATCGAGGCTCTTCTTGTGAACCATAAGGTATCACTCCTCGAGCATGCGTCACACTACACGATACTTATTAAGGTAGACCGATCCATCAATTATGCTAACTAAAGCACAACTGAAGAAGACACTTCTACCAACGGTACGTGACGGACTTCCCATCACGGGAAAGTTTCTCGTCCTCGTACCGCTGGATGAAGTTGGTGAACCAAAACGAACTAACAATAGTAACGACTACTACGAGTCAGGGTTCTATATGCTGGCGGAAGTTCATTCCACCAACAACAAGATACGCCTGCTCAATGTGTCGCAACCACGGTTATTCGTATTGGGATCCGAACAAACTTAAGCAAGGCCTTCGGTGCCGTGTTACACGGTCCTTAGTCTTGCCCTCCGTTTAAGGAGAGTTTGTGAGTGGATCACGCATTACTGCGTCAATCACCACATTTGTAGGTCCTGATTGAAGAACATCAACGTAGGGTGCACGGTGCTCAACCTCGACTGTCGTCGAGAGTTTAGCGCCACCGTACTCTACGCCAAGGTCCTTCAAACGAAAGATCCAACCCGACCCGGTACATCCGGCTAAGAAACCGCCCAGAACCAAAGCAAAGGGTATTACTACCTTGCGCTTCGGCTTAGTGGGTGGTTCGTCAGTGGATATAACGAGAGGAGAATCCACCTTCCTGGAGGTCACAGACCTCCGGACAGAAGAGTGGCAGCGCCGTTTCCAGTGCCATCGTAGAGAATAGTCGTCGAGGCCCCTAAAGAGGCCATAAACGACATCAACTCTGCTGTGACATTGGCCATCTCCGTATTAGCCAGCAGGGCACCCACAGGGGCGTCCAACACGGCATATGCGGAGACGGTGACAGGAGTTTCGGAGTCCACGGTCGAAATGACAGTTTTGTCAAATCGCACGACGGACCGCCGACGCTTCTTCAGTCCCGACCCCGTCTCTTGATGTTGAATCTTGAGACGGTGTGGGGCCGAGGGTGCCTCAGTTATCTGAGCAAACTCGGTCGAACGTTCGTTGGTCGCGATACGGGAGAATTCAACTTCCGTACCCGCGGCATTCTTTATTTCGTTAGTGTTAAGTGTATTACTTAGCATGCTTTTGTTGTTTGTTGGAGACTCGCTAGAGATAACGATCTCTAGCGCCGTTTATGACGCTTTTCTCGTACAAGTACGAGAGCTGCGCCGAGACTGAACTCTTTCAAGCTCAGCCCGCTCGTTAATATCGAGCCCGCGTTCGGCAACCCCACAAAGCGTTTATAAGCGCTCTCTGTGGTAACCGGCAGCGGTACCGCTGGTTTATAGTTGGAGTATTCGTCAGCTTCGATATCATGGTAAATAAGGGGCCTAGCAAGGCTCCTATAAACCAAAATCCGACGACGACCTGTCCAGCTCCAGAGGTAATTGTGTATGTTTATCAGTGGTTCCATGTTGAGTGTTTTCCGATTATTGAGCCATTGGCTAACGCCAAGAACCCAATCAACGGTAAACGACCAGGGAATCGCATTCCAAATGATCGCGGGGTTAAAGTTAACCCCGAGGGCATCTAAGAATGCGAGTACTTGAGCATGCTCAAGTTGGTATTGAGTAAAATTGTAATTATACTCAATCTCAGCATGGAAGGTTGACACGTCCGTATAGACATATCGCGTCGCTTTCGACGCGACTTTAGACACGACCACGTGTGGATCGGTTCCGTAGCCGGCAGTCGGACCTACAAAGGTCTGCTGTTCGCCTACGGTGTCTGGTACAGTCAGCGCTAAGCGAAAATGCTTACGCTGAGTGTGTCCCTGACCGCTAATAAGGGCGTTCAAACGCTTCTTAGTCGCGGTCAACGCGGTATAAATACCGCGCAAGTCTGAATACAGCGGGATGAGGTTAAAACTTGCTTGCAAGTACCCATCGCTAGCTGTGCGGGTAAGACGACGTAAAGTCGCACCAGTGCCGCGCCAGGTTTTATTACCTAGCACGTCGCGGGTGAAGTTCTTTATGTTCGTTATGGTCTTAGGGAGCGTTTTGAAGTCTTTCAACTCTATTAGAGAGTTTACTAAACTCAACTCACTCTTGATAAGGGGAAGCATCGTTCTTAAAGAACGCTGCTTCAGTCCTTCGAGGTCCGCTGGATTAGGTATAAAACCGTCGTCCAGCGTACTATCGAACCACGCCGTGAGGCCATCTAAAGGCTGACCGGCGCTCCCGAACTCGCCACAGAACCAACCAAAAGGGTCAGCCGTAGCAGCATAATCATAGTATTTGTGTCCCGATTGGAACACATCTAAATGATTAGCTACGGATCCTTCTGTCGTTATCCCCACAACTGGGACTGTCGAGCGTTTGTAATGCTCGAACGTTTTCCAGGTATGGCGATCCCCCTCACTATTTGGAATCACCGCTTCAAAAAGCTCCTCATAAGAGGGCCAAATGAAGTTACGATTCGTAGGTGGTAGGGTGAGTGCAACGCATGGAAGAGATTCCACGCGTGAATCAACGATTTTGTTTCTGTGGACGTAGTCAGACATACACCATATGGATGTTGAATATAGTTCAACTTAAGGTGGCTAACCAACAGGGTTAG